CGACCCGGCTCTCATGCTGGCGGGTCAGACAGGACCGACGGTAACGCAGTGGGAGGTGGCGGAGGCATCCATCGTAGATATTCCGGGTTGTAAAAATGCCCTGGCGATCCGGGAAGATGGGAAGCTCATTAAACAGACCAGGGCCAATGCTGCGGAATTCAAACTTAAACTTTCAAAAATTTTTGATCCCGATATGGATTTTCTAAAACTCGCGGCCAAAATAGTCGGCCTACCGGAAACCGCCACCCAAATAGAAGTGGAGAATAAGATCGCGGAACTGCAAAACGGTCTCACGGCTGAAGCGGGCCGGACCCAGGACTTGCAGCAAAAGCTCACTGCCTCCCAAACGGAAATTACCAATCTGAAAAGGGAGCAGACAGATCGAAAGATTGCCGACCTGGTGGACGGGGCGGTTACCGCCCGGAAGATCACGGCAAAGGAGGCGGAGCATTACCGAAAGCTGGCGGCGGTGGATTTTGTCAGCACCCAGGCCATCCTGGATAACCTGAAGCCATACGAAAGTGTCGAGAAGCGGTTGAAAGAAGGCAAGGAGGGCGACGAACTGGCCGAACTGAGCAAGCTATCCTGGGACCAACTGGATCAGCAGAACAAACTGGCGCTGGTCAAAGAAAAGTATCCTGATTTGTACAGGACCAAGTACAAAGCCACTTTCAACAAAGAGCCGAAGAACCAATAGTTAGTCCGTACCCTTTAAAAACTTTTTAAATACCCTTTGAATGAGACAATGGACGAAAGCCCTTGGGGTGATCTTTAGTATCGGTTTGCTTTCCTCGCCTGCCTTTACAGCGATGCAGACCCTATCCGAAACGACCGGCCTTCCTTTCTTTATCCTTTTGGCGGTCACCTTCCTGCTTTATCGGGTGATCCCCAAAATTCGGGGAGTGCGCACGGCGGGTATCCAGGTGGAAATATGGGAGCGCGATATTATCGGCAACCTGTTTAAGAACAACGATTTTCTCTTGCAGGCGTACAACGCCGACCAATATGTTTTGCAGGGCAAGGTGGTACATATACCACAGGCCGGGGGATTACAGAACGTTGTCAAAAACCGGAATGCACTGCCCGCCGCCGTGACACAGCGTACAGACGTGGACATTACCTATGCCCTGGACGAATATACCTCCGATCCCTTTTTGATCTCCAATGCGGAAACGGTGGAGTTGAGTTATGACAAACGCATGAGCTTAATGACCGAAACGATCCAGGCGCTCCGGCAGACGGTGGCCGATACCATCCTGATCAATTGGGCTCCGTCCAACGGCTTCCAGCTTCTTCGCACTTCGGGGGGGGCTGCCGGGAAAACGGCTGCCGCTTATACGCCCGGAGCCACCGGTGTCCGCAAGACCCTGAGCGTCCTGGATGTGATTGCAGCCCAGGCCGCAATGGACGGACAGGACATTCCCGATGACGACCGGTATGCTCTGCTCGACGCACAGATGTACAGCCAGCTCCTGGCCGAACTAAGCCAAACCCAATACCGTGACTTCGCCTCGGGCCAGGACTTGGCAAGGGGGATTATCGGAGAAATGTACGGCTTCAAGTTTTACAAGCGTAGCTCCGTGCTGATCTATGACGGCAATCCTCTGCCCAAAGCCTACGGCGCGGCGGGTGCGGCTACCGACAATGCAGCCTCCTTGTTCTGGCAGAAAAATTCCCTGGAGCGGGCGCTCGGCGAGGTCAAGATGTTTGAGCGGATGAATGATCCGCAGTATTACGGGGACGTGTATAGTGTGCTCCTGCGGATGGGTGGCCGTATCCGCCGTAATGATGGCAAAGGATTGATCGCAATGGCGCAACAATAAAACCATTACCATGACGAACAGTACGGAAACGAAAGTAAAGGCGATGCTGACCAATGCCTTGCTTACCATCATAGCCGGGTTAATTACCCTTTTCGGAACGATCACTTTTAATGTTTTCAAAGGCATTAGTGAAAAGCTCGATACCCTGGCCACCAGGCAAGTACGGACCGAAAAGGATATAGAAACCCTGAAGGGTAACGTCAGCGATCAGCGGGAGGAAACCCGCCGGTTAACCGGCGATGTCAACTTCTTACATACGGTCCAGGAAGCCGAAGCTGACCTCCTGGAGAAAATGAGCAAACTCAAGAAACCATGAAAAAATTTCTCGAAACCATGAACAATTTTCTTAGCGGCATCGGCAAGACACAAATCACCAATATTATCGCCGTGATAAGCGTCCTGGGAGTATTTGGATTGTTATTCCTGCTTTGCTTTCGGTCCATCCCCAAAGAGAACAGCCAGCTCATGTATATGGCCGTGAGCCAGGTGTTGGGCCTGGGCTTTGGTATCGTCATCGGCTTTTATTTCGGCTCTAGCAAGACGGAAGCCGACAAGAGAAACAATGTTTAAAAGGTCTTTAATCCGTTACCCTATGTTTTCAAAGCTCCGTATCAGCATTCCGCAATGTATTATTATTGCTTTGCTAGGTATCTGCTGCTTTCTTCTCCTGGATCGCTGCGGGAAACAACGAACCATTGCACAGCTACAGAATGAAAAGGCGTTTCTGACAGATACGGTCGTAACCTATATCGATGCCGGGGGACTGGAGCATGCTGCCATACCGGAAAGAACGCTCACCCCTTCCCAGGTGAAGGCCCTGCTCCCGGACCAGGTTAAAAGCCTGACCGGTAAGTTGAATGCCAAGATCTCCGACTTCAACAACCTGGTCACGGCCACCACCCAAACCAGCCAGGTCATTGAAACCCCCACCATTGCCCATGATACGGTATATGCAGCGGGTGATTTTGCTCCCGGCTTTCATTACCATGATCAATGGATAGACATAGAGGGGACAGTATTGAAAGACACCGTCGATCTAAAATATACCATCCGGGACAGTCTTTGGTTTTCCACCTATTGGAAGCGTACCGGATGGTTTAACAAAGAACTTTTATTGGACGGCTTCTCCGCCGATCCGCATACCACCGTCACAGGGATTAAGGGAATCAGCCTGGATAAAGAGCGGCGCCCCGTAAGGCTGTCGCTCGGCCCTGTGTTTAGTTATAGCCTGATTAACGGAGCGTTCAAACCCACCGTGGGCGTGGGATTACAATACAATTTAATTCGTTTCTAATGGAACTACTCATCAAACGTACCTACCACGAAGATGGCACCAACGGGGAACTATTTATCGACGGAGTGCAGAAGTGCTTCACCATCGAACTGCCGTGGCACCAGAACGACCACGGAATCAGTTGTATCCCGGAAGGTCGTTATCATCTTGCCAAACGCAATACGATCAAATTCGGCAACCACCTCCTGGTGGAGAACGTACCGGGCCGCTCCTTTATCCTTATTCATCCGGCTAATGACGCGCTCAAAGAGCTGCTCGGGTGTATCGCTCCCGTCAGTGTACTGACCGGACCCGGCCGGGGAGATAAGAGCCGCGCCCAACTGGACGATATTGTCCAGACCACCTATGCCGCCATGAGCCGGGGCGAAGACGTATGGTTAACCCTTCAAAAAGCATAATGATGGATAAGAACAAAGCTATCGAACACGCGAAACCTTATTTCAACACCTGGCCGGACGCAGATGCCTTTCATATCACGTCCGATGGGCAGGCATTCTTCACGGACCAGGATGCCCAGGCGCATGCGGCAGGCACCCGGAAAGATAAAATCGTTCACAAGGTCCAGCGCCATGAAACGGAAGACACTGCTCCCGGCGGGGACACGGAAGAACCGAAGGGAAAGACCAAATAAGTGATCCCTTCCTGTAATGATTTAATTCGTACTCATGTCCTTACCCAAAGTTTCCATAGACCTTTCGACCGGCAATCTCGGCCTCGTCGGGACCAACGTGGACGGCATCGCCGCCCTGATCCTGATTGCTGCTACCTCGGGGCTGACGAACATTAACACCCCCAAGCAGCTCACCAAGCTCGCCGATGCCGGTACACAGTTCGGCATCACGGCAGCAGCCAACCCTTTCCTTTATACGCAGATACAGGAATTCTATAATGAGGCAGGGGACGGCAGCCCGCTTTGGACGATCATCGTACCGGATACCAATACCATGACCGGGGTGGTGGACCCAACGAATGCCACCGGGGCCGCCCGCTTGCTGCTCGATACGGCTGCCGGAGCCGTCAAACTCCTGGGGATCGCCAAATTGCCGCCCGCTGGGTACGATCAAACGACCAACG